GTAAATCCGTATGTTTCTTCACTATTCCAAACATTCATATCTGCAGATGCATACTGAATGAATCCTTTACTATCAATACCAGTATAGAATCTAATTCTAGCTTCAAAGTCTAATGTATAAACAATAGCACGACGAGTTAACATATCACCCTCATACTCATCATTCATTGTAACATTAGCTAATGTGATTGGCACATCACTCTTGATACCCATTTCTGGTACATCATTAATTGTAACATTGAAGTCTGGTTTAAAATATGGTAGTATCTGTTCCAATATCTGCAAAGCTTCATCTTGCTGCTTTGACATAATATTTAATTGGAATCCAATACGATAAGGCACAGGACCATAGACTGTTTTATATTTTGTTGAGTCTTCTGGATCTGTAATTCTAATTTGGTTTGTCTTATTAAGAGCAGTTGCAGCATCATATTGTAATGCTGAAATCTCAAATGCCATTCTTGGTAACTTAATAGCTAATTTAGGATCTGTTAGACTTGGAGAGTTATCTAATCTAGCTAACCATTTATGTTTTGGACCATAGGCTAAAGGAACCTTAGTTGTTTCTAATACATTACCATTGCTATCTGTTTTGCGTACCTCAATGTTATTAAACATCGTACCAAATACTGATACCATTCTACGGATTTGTGCGTGATAGAAATGACCACTAAACATTATAGGTCTCCAGGTGATCCAAATGGATTAGTTTCTGTAAAGTCGATTACATTATCACCAAGGTCTTCGAAGTCATCATTCTGCGATTGAACATCATTAGAGATAGATGTATCAGTACTCAAAATAATATATGAAGCACCAGACTTCTCACCAACTAATGGATAGCTACCAGATGCATAGAACTTACGAGCTGTTCCATCCCTACCAACTTCATCAATAATGACAGAATCACCTGTTACACTATCCCAAGCTGCTAATTCACCTTCAATATAGATTGTAGCACCCTGGCTATCAACAGCACCACTATTTTGGATTACAGTTTCACCAACCTCAAATGAACCAGTACCATTTAAGTTTAGTACAAGATTTCTTTGGTTCAGTGAAGCAAGATGTTCAATAGCATCGATCTGATCAACACCAGTCTCAAGTTCTTCACCACCATACTCAAACAATTCACATTCAAGTTTATATACAGGAAGGTTAGATAACTGATAGAAAGGTTGTTCGTGCTCAACAAATCTAATCTCAAATAGAGAGTTAGATAGTGGCAGATAAATTAGATCACCCTCAGAAGGTCTTAGATTATTAACAGAGTTATTCCAAACACCAACTAATTGTTCCCATCTTCTTTTAGATACAACAAATGTTGCTTGGTCCCTAATCTCTACACCAAACCTTTGTAGTAAGTCTCCCTCACCAGCAAAGCCTTCTGTAGTTTCGATATACATTTCAATAGCATAAGCATCAACAAACTTGCTGAAGTCATCATTGAGAATTTCATCTCTGGTAACCAATTGTCTGGGCATATAATAAACATCTTGCCCATACATCTTTAGAGATTCTATTACTAGATCTTCATAAAGATTTTGTTCTGGTCTATGCTTCGGTGAAAAGTATACATTAGTAGCCATATTAACCCTGCATGAAATCTACTGGATCTTCCCAGACCAATCTAATTTCTTCTTCTAGTCTTTCAATATCCTGCATTGCAGATTCGAATATTTGAGTACCATTCATTTGAACCCCGCCAGGTAATTGCATGCCCTCAAACTTTAATAGGTTTTCACCCCACTGCCTCTTAATTAATGCAGTTGTATATCTCTTTAACCATTGATCATTATAGACATCAGGATATGCAGATGGATCAACAACTTGCATAGCATCAATAATAATATAATCATCAACCTTAATATCTGTACTCCAATCGTGATCAACAAACAACTTATCCATGTGTCTGTTATATCTGATCTGTGGAGCTCCATTTAAGATCATATTAAGTGTTGTCATATACTGCTGGATCTGAGCATAGTTATTTAAGTTGCCCATGTGACCCATATCAAAGATATCATTTAAGTGAATTTGATATCTTGCATCAAACATATTGATTGAACCATTCTCTCCACCAAAAGGTAAAACCTGTCTTACAGAAATAACTGAATCGGGGAGTGTAATGTATTCGTTTGAGATATCTGTTGATGTGATCTGATGTTTCATAAAGACACGGATGATAGCATCATCATGGTACTGTTGGAAGTACTGTAATGCTTCATCAATACGATCTTCTAACTGATCCTCATCAATGTTTATCTCAATAACTGGTTGACCTAACTTGCGCAGGCAGTAGTCAGCCAGTTCTTGTCTTGTAGATGGATTTGCCATTTAACTCTTTCCTAGATAAAATGAGCCCGCTGCAAGAATGGAAATTTTAAGCCACTCAAATGCAACCACTGCATTCTCTAGTCTTACAAACTCTGTGACTGTTTGTGTATTATCAAAGATTCCAAGAATATTAATACCTTTCTGAACCTCTACAGGAACAACAATATCAAGACCAGTTAGTCCTGCTGTCATTGCCCATGCACCCATACCAAGCATTGACAATACAAAAATACGTCTTGTCATCTTAGCGAATGGATCATTACCTACTCTTTTAGCTGCTGCGTTAGCTGAATCGGTTGCTGCTTGTTTTCTCTTGGTATCGTTTTCTGTCTCAGCATTCATCTTGCTGATCATAAGCTTTTGTTGCTCAGCTTTGTTCTTCTGAGCTTGATCCATAAACTTGAAAAGACCACCCATCGCAGCACCACCTGCCATAGTAATTAATTCTATTGGAACCATATATCACCTCATTGATTTGTAAATTCTAAATCTATTTATAAGATATAAACTTCCAGATAGCAGTGCAATTAATATTAATGGCCAGGGAAGAGTGGATTTTCTTTTTGATTCTGAGGTTTCTTGTATTTCCTCTATAACACCTCTATCATCTTCAACAACATTCTCCTTCGTTGTCTCAGTAGATGTATTATTCCAATTGTGATTTGGCCCAAAGAATTTAGGTCCTTTATTAGATTTTAGCGTTGTAACTTTAGTAGTTTGCTCATTTGATACAGTATCAACTACTGACTTTGCTGTGAATACATTGCTAATGTTATCCATCACTGGCATACCTGAGCATCCAGTGAGTAGCAGTAGAGTTGTACATAATATAAGGAGTTTCATGTTATTCTCGTGGTGCAGGATCCCAA